ACAGCCCCGGTGGCGAGGTGAACGGCGTTGCTGATCTTGCTGACAAGATTTTCAATGCGCGCGACTCGAAGCCCTACGGCATCGTTGCCCGCACGGGTGGCCTGATGTGTTCTGCCGCCTACTGGATTGGCAGTTCTGCGGAAAAGGTTTTTTCCGCTCCGAACGGCACGATTGGCTCTATCGGCGTGCTGTGCAGTTTCTATCGCGGGAAGTCTGACAAGGACGTTGCGACAATCGTTTCGGACTTGAGTCCGAACAAAGCGCCGACCCCGGATACCGAGGAAGGCCTTTCGCAGATTAAGAAGGAATTGAACGACCTGGCCGCTGTATTTATTTCGGCTGTTGCCCGTAACCGTGCTACGGATTTCGAGACGGTGCTGACTGAATACGGCCAGGGCGGCGTGTTTATTGGCCAGAAGGCCGTGGATGCCGGCCTTGCCGATGGTGTCGCCAGTATCGATGAAATTTGCGAAAACATGAAATCTTTCAAATATAAGGAGGCCACAATGGCTGAAAAGAACTCCGCTCCGAAGGCGGGAAAAGAAGAGGTGGATGTCGAGGCCCTGAAAAAGCAGGCCGTGGCAGACTACCTGAAACGCGCCGAGGACGTGAAGTCTGTCTTTGCGGGCCTCGAAGCTGACGAAAGCCTCGTGAAGGCGTTCATTAACGACGAAACCAAGACTGTCGCCGATGCTGAACACGAAGCGCTTGCAATGGCGAAGAAGCAAATCGGAGCCATGCAGGAATCTCACAAGGCTGCCATCGCCGCCAAGGACGAAGAAATCAAAAAGGCGAAGGGCGAAAGTGGCTTGAGCGATGAACAGAAGAAGGCTATCCAGCAGGGAATTGAAGCCGGCGCTGCCGCACAGAATTCCGTGCAGGGCGGTGGCGTGGCAAGTGAAGCCGATGCCAAGCGCAAACGCATCGACGCTGCCTTCGCCAAGGGCTTCAACAGAAATTAACATGAACTAAGGGGTACAAAATGTACGAAAAACAGGAAACCACATTTGACCATCTCGTCGTTGGCGGGAAGGTCGAAACCGAAAACCTGCTTGCCGCCGCCGATATCAAGAAGGGTGATGTCGTTGCAAGTTACGGCGTTTGCACCAGTGCCACGAAGGCGAAACTTGCCATCGTGTTTACCGGTACTCCGGTCGCAAGCGAGGCTTGCAAGATCGTGATTAACGGTTACGAAGTGGACTACACCACGGGCAGCACGACTCTTGCAACCGAAGTCGCTGGCATCAAGGCTGCAATCAACCTGAAGGCGGGTCTCAAGGACATCGTCGCTGCAGACAACAGTTCGGGCACCCTCACGCTCGAATGGAAGGCTGCCGGCCGCGACGGTAACGGCAAGATTGAAGTCGGTGACTTTACTGCCGGTGACTCTGGTCTCACGATGGGCAAACCGTCCGTCGACACCTATGGCGAAGACGTTGGTGACGAACGCGTTGCCATTGTCGATTCTGACAGCGGCACCTCCGCTCTCCAGGAACCCGTCGGCGTCGCTCTCGAAGACATCGATGCTGGCAAGTTTGGCACCATAGCCTTCTGTGGCGAATTTGACCAGGCGGCTCTCAACTTCTCCAGCGGCGATACGCTGAACACTTTCAAGGTTAAACTCCGTAAGATTGGCGTCTTTGCCAAGGCTTGCGTTTAAGGAGGTATCACAATGGTAGATATCGATATCACCGATGCAAAGGAACTTACGCGCCAGATTAACAACAATCTGCAGCCGAGCAGGTTTCTCGCTTCCTTCTTCACGACGCTCACTCACAACACCAAGGATGTGATGATCGACTTCGTGGAAGGTTCCCAAAAACTGGCTCCGTATATCCGCGACGGCCAGGAATCCACCGTCACGAACCGCGATGGCTATGCTACCCGCAGCGTGCATTGCTACGACATCTCGCTCAAGCGTCGCACCACTGCTTTCGATTGCCTGAAGCGCCTTCCGGGCGAGGCTCCGATTGTCGGGAATGCTGTGAGTCCGGAAGATCGTGCTTCCGAACTTGCTGCTCGCGACATGAACGAACTCCAGGGCCGCATCCGCCGCTCCGAAGAAAAACTCATTTCCGACGCGATGTTTACCGGAAAGGTTTCCATCAAGGATGCCGCGGGCAAGGAAATTGACTCTGTCGACCTTGGCCTTGATGCCTCCCACAAGTTGTCGAAGGCCTGGACTACCTCGAACTACAAGGGTATTGCCTCTGATCTCGAAGAGGCCGCCACGAAGGTCGCCGAAGATTCCGGCCTCACTGCAACCGACGTGATTCTCGGTTCCAGCGCTGCCGACACTGCTTTCAAGAACGATTTCTTCATGAAGCAGCTCGACACCAAGAACCTCGCTGGCGTTGCCGCCACCGTGAACCTCCGTGTAAACCGCGGTGCCCGCCTTGTCGGTGTAGTCGGTGGTCTGCGCATCTGGCGCTACGACGAAATTTACAAGGATGCCTCCAACACCACGCAGAAGATTATTCCGTCTTCCGGCGTTGTCGTGCTTGCCGACCAGTTGCAGGCTACCCTGCACTACGGCGTTGCTGGCGACATCAAGAACGGCTTCTTTGAAGGTCAGTTCGCCGCCGACACCTGGTATGAAGACGATCCTCCTGTTCAGTGGCTGCGCGTGCGTTCCGCACCGCTCCCGATTATCGAACAGATTGCTGGCGTCGCCACCATCACCGTGTCGTAAGGAATTCCGATGTCTTTCAAGGACGACCTGATGAACGACCTCGACGAAACGTTCTTCAATCCGGACGATTTCGGCGAGGAAGTGACCCTGACTCGCGGGCGCGAAAGCGTTGTGATGAAAGGTCTCTTTGATTCACCAGGCCTGTCCGAAGATGTTGGTGAAGTTTCGGTGATTGCCCACGAGCCGCGCCTGTTTGTGCGCTCTTCGGACCTTCCGGATTCGAAGCCGCGCAAGGGCGATGTGTTCACGCTGTGCTCTACACCTTTTCATCGTGCGATGAAACTTTCTGCTATTGATTTTGTGTTTGAAAAAGACGGGACTGTGGTCTACAAGTTGGAGGAATGCAAGTGAGCGTCGCGGTGAGGACTTTGAACTGTATCAAGGACTTTCGCCACGCGGTCGTGAATTCCCTGAAGGCTGCAGAACTTTCCGGAATTGGCTCTAACGTTTCCGCTTCGCGTGAAATGAAGGCCTGGCCGGAAGAGGAATCCTTCATCATCGTCAATGTTCCTGATATTGACTTCGATGACAAGAATACCAGTCCCCGTTTTTATTTCTGTAAATCGGAACTACGCATCGACATCTATTCCCGCTGTTTTTTGAGTGGCGAAAACAATGTTGAAGGCGTGGGTTCGATTGCCGACTTGAATGATTTTCTCGACGATACCATGCACGCTGTCGCTGCGGTCATAGAGCCTTGCCCGTATTGGAACGGGCCCTATCAGGGACTTGTAAGCAGGTGTGTCTTGCGTTCGTACTCGAATAATCTTTCTACGCGGTCCGAGGCTTCCAGGGGTGTGGCAACGCTAACTTTCGATGTCTCGTTTACGGCGAAAATCGACCGGACGGCCGCTACGAAAGAATTTATGCGAGCGAACAATACGGTTAAAACTGGTAGTCAGTCGATGGACTTTACAACCGTGCTACGGCCTGGTGAACCGGATCCTGCGCAACAGGAAACGAATCCGACCGAAGCCGAAACGGCGGATAATTCCGCAGGGAACGAAGAATGAGTATTTCTTTTGAACAGATTCCTGCTGATAATCTTGTCCCGATTTTCGCAACCGAATTCGGCGGCTCCATGTCCGCCAAGTCCGGCGCGATGCCGTGGAAGAACTTGATTATTGGCCAGCCGTTGGCATCCAAGATGGATGAAGATGGCTCTCTTACCCTTATCACCAGCGACGAGCAGGCCGATGCCCTGTATGGTGCCGGTTCGCAGCTTGCACTGATGGTCAAGGCTTTCCGCAAGAACACCAAGTCGAGCGAACTCTGGGTGCTCCCCATTGCCGACGATTCCACGGCAGATGCCGCTACCGGCACGCTGACTTTCACCGTTGCTGGCTCCGCAGTCACTCCGACTCTTGCTGCCGGTGGCACGGTTCGCCTGATGATTTCGGGCCAGTCCTGCCC